AACTCGTTTGCCTCTGTACCTTGCAGGTGATCTAATGTTTTTTCTTTGTCCTAATCTGCCACCTAACATTATCGAGTACACTCCGTTATATACAAAGTGCCACTTTGCGTTGCAAATTTTAACACAGCTATTTTACTACTTTCTGGTATTATTAAATATTCAATTGTGTAAGCAGGAAGCAAAGCACTTCCAGTTGTTGCAGTAGGATTTTCACCTATCTCAATGTGAGTATCGCAAGATGATATTATTCTATACACATTTAGCTTTCCAGTTACAGGAGAAGATTGCGCAGAAGTTGTACCTATGCTTACTGTTGTTGTGTTACCTAATATGTAGGATGTTGGATATCCACCGATTGCCATAATATAATTTCCTTATTTTGTTAGTGATGTTACGAAAGCAGTTCCACTTCCGGAGACTGTTCTTAATGCTACTTTTTCACCAGATGAAATACCTACATAAAGTTCTGATTTAGCCGGTATAAAGGCATCGTTTACTGTTGCTGTTGGATTGACTCCAATTACAAAGTGAGAATCGGCAGTCGATATTATTCTTACATTGCTAATGCCTTCATCAATTGCTGTTGATTGAGCAGACGTAGTAGAAATTGCTACCTTAGATGTACTTTTATCTCTGTATTCCATTTATTTTCCTTCTTTAGAATAATTATAAAGTAGGGGTCAAAAAATGACCCCCACTAAATGTTAGATTATGCAACAGTTAAATCTGCAACACATCCATTACCACTTTCGTTTTTAGCGATAAGAGTGTGTTCACAAGTTAATAACCAATGTTTTGCATCACCTGTTTTAGCTAGTTCTTCAACTTTATAATCTCTTAAAGTTGACAATGCCCATAAGTCCGGATCAATTGCGAACAAGTCTCTAGCTTGTTGGTGTCTAGATGCATTTATAGTTAGAGTACCGAAATCACTTTGGTAAACTGAAACTGCACCATAAACAGTTGAGTCTTTAGTCTCTCTGTTTACTGCTGTAGCACCACCTGTAAAGACAGACGATATTTTTTGTTTGTTAAAAGATCCAACATAGATGTTTTTAGCATCACCACCGGCATCCCAAATGTTTTTCAGAACACCTTTTAGTAAGTCCTCTGTTAAAGCTCTTTGAGTTCCGTCAGTTGGAGCATCAGTACCATCACCAGTTGGGTCAGCTCCAGAGCCTCCACCTTTTGATCTGTTAGATGCGATCCATGATCTTAGACCTGCAAGTTTTCTAGCAGTAGTTGTGCTACCTGCTACAAGACCTCCGTTTTGCATTAAAGCTGATTCAATGTCAGTTTTTAGTTCTTTAGCTCTCTTACTTAAAACGTAAGCAGAGTAAGTTGACATTGAACTGTGATCCACAGAATCTTGTGTACCACTCACAGCAAACGACTTAGCAAAAATTTGGCACATATTTGACAATCTTGTTACATCTGCGATTGCAGTTGCAGTATATGTCTCGCCTTCTTTTTGCGCATTAGCTGTTGATGGAGTTGCAAGAGTGTCTTTCAAGAACTCAACTTTAGTGTTTTTTGCGTTTTCTTTTCTTAAACTCGATAGGAACGGAGTTTCGTAAGGTGAAATATTTGAAATCACATCAGAAAGTTGTTCACGAATCGAATTTGCTTGTCCACCGGAAGCATATGTATTTCCGGCATTAGTTACGATAGCCATTAGCTTATCCTCTCGTTTATTTGTTTATAAAAAAGAAGTCTAACCAAATATATCTTTTAACACTTGAGTTGCATCATCTATAGAGCCAGATTGTTTCAACTTGCTCATTTTGTCAGCATTTACTTTTTGCTGTCTTTGTGATTTTGTTGAAGTTACTCCACCTCTAACTACTTTTGGTGTTCCTTGAACTTTTTTATTGAGAGCAGGTCTGGAAGCTTCTAGGTTTTGCCATTTCATTCCATCCTTAATTAATTTAACATAACGAGTATCATTAACCGAGTTTACTTCATCTTGGTTAAATCCCATTTTTGTTAAATAAGTTCTCATATCTGACACAAACTTAGTTCTAGAGCTTTCTTCTCGCATTTCCGGAATTTCTAAAAACATTTTTTGCTGTTCAGCTTTCATGTATTTTTTCATTTCTTCGTTACGGAGCTTTTGAGTTTCTTGCTCTTGTGCTTGTAATTGTAAAGCACGTTGTTCCAGTTGGTGTTTTTTACGCACACCCTCTACAGGATCGCGTTGCATAAGTTCATTGATATCACCGGCATCTAGGTTTAATTGTCGCCTAGCCATCATAGTCATTTTTTCAAGGTTGGTGAGTTTACCTTCTAATATGGTACTCTCATGGTTTACTTGCTCTTGATGTTGCTGTCTCTCTATGCTTAAAGACTCGGTTTTTCTTCTGTAGTCTGATTCTCTCTGATATCCGGCTTTTAGTTCATCTAAATTAACATCTAAAGTCTCGCCTTGAACCTTGACTGTGTAAGTTGGTTCTACGAGTTCCTCATCGGATGTTTCTAGAGGCCGATCTTCTTCCTGTAGCTCACTAGAATCTTCGACAACTTCTTCAACAGTTTCATCAATGACTGCGACTTCCGAATCCGGTTGAGCCTCATTAATTGGTTCTTCTGTTTCAGTTGTTGTTTGTTCTACAGGGTCTTGGGTTTGTACACTCGTAGCATTTTCACTTAAACTTGACAAATCGTTATTTGTATTTCCGTTTTGTTGTAAAAGACCGACTATGCTGTCAGTTGCACTTGATATTGAACCATCATCACTCATGATAATAATTCCTTTCATTAAATGTCTTGCTTAATTGCAAAACATATTCGTCAGTTCCCAAAGGGTTGACCTAGAATATTAGAAATTTTTATTATTTAATTGTTCGTTAGCTAACTTGCCTGTCAGCATAACTTCTTGTAGATGTTCTTCTACTTTTTGTATTGTATTATAAGATAGCCATAAATGTTTACGACCTTCATCGTCTGTAATAGATGTTTTAAATATTTCGTTTTTGTATTGATCTTTTAATGTATTAAAAGCTTCTTGTAACAAATCATCTTTTAATAAAGTTTCTGCTCTAGCACCACGATCATTTTCGTTAGCTAATTTTAATTCATCACTCATTTAATCTAAAAATTTAATTATTAATGGTTCTGCACTATCGCCTTTATGTACAATGTTACTATTGTTGCTATATTTTTTAGGGTCTAATCTAGATAGTTTCCAATGTATGTGTGTCATCTTTAATTTTATAGCATTAATAAATGACATATCTTTTTTGCCTTTTTCTCTAGACTCTGTAATAGCTCTTGTTAATTCATCTTCTAAGTCAGATAGTTCTAAATCAAGTGCCGATAGTTTTGTTTGATGATATCTGTTCATCAATTCTGCATCTTTAATTAACCAAGTATTCCAAGCTTGAAAACTTAAATCGTGTTCTTTTAAAACAGTCTTTATTGTTTTTGCTTTTATAAGTTCAGTTAATATCGACTCTATTAATTGTTTACTTTTTTTAGCCATTTACTCCGTTGGCACATCTGTAGGTAATACAGGTGGCATCATATTTGGATCAATTGTTTCCATTGGTTCTGGTCGAGGCGCATCAACAGGCATGGAAGGGGGTTGTGGTGAATTTGCCTGTTGTTTTTGCGCCTCTAATTTGAACGCATCGCTTGTTAGCTTAGTATCTTTCTTTATTTGTTCTTGATCTATCTGCGTTTTATATTTTAGTTCTAAGTCTCTTATCTTAGTTTCAAACTCTAGCATTGATTGTTTATGTTTTAGTTCAAGCTCTCTAGTTTTATGTTCTAGCTCTAAAGTCTTACGTTGATTTTCGCCTTCTATTTGTGCCATAGAGACTTTCTCAAATTCGGATGGTTCTTTAGGTTCTTCTTCCGGCATTTCTTTTTGACCTTGCATTGGGTTCATAAAGAATTGATCTACGTCTTTTAATCCTGCTGTTTCCACTATTCTTTGCAGGGTTGTGTAGATTTTTTGAATATTGACAAGTGGAGCATCTGGATTGCCTTGAACTTCCATCGCTTGTATTTGTCTTTCAAGGATACTGTTTAACATTGTAATTCTTTCAGAGCTATTGCCTGTACCTAAACCAGAAGTTACAGTTATATCGCATCTGTCTTTCCATTCGTAAGGTTTAAATGGCACGAACTCTCCATGTACTCTTACTATATCTTCTTTGTCTTGGTGTTTAATTACACATTCAAGTATTTTTCTACCTAAATCATTTATTCCTGTATTAGAGAATGTTCTTGCAAAAAACTCCATTCGGCCTTGTGCTTGTGTCATGACTTGGTTAACACCAGAGGCAGTTCTTGATTTAAGTGCGTCTGCATCTAGTCCTTGTCCAACTTTGGTTACACCAGTTCTAATTTCTTTAAGGCTGTCAAAGTATTCTAATAATGGATATGCAGTATCACCAATTGATTGTACTGGCATAGACTGTACAGCATCACTTGGACTACCTTTTACTCTTACTACCATGTTCGGTCTGTTAGTTAGAATATCAGATAAGTTAGTAACACTATCATTAACAATTAATCTGTTATTATTAATGCCATAAATATTATCATTTAAAGCTCTTAAAACAAAAGTCTTAACTAATTGTACATCTTCAACAAGTTCTGCAACTGATCTACCATAAAATCTGTGTGGTAATATAATAGGTGTCATGCTTACAAAAGGCATAGTGTCGTAAGGTTCGTCATCTAAAACAATACCTGCATTTTCGCCACCAACTGTTACTTTTCTTAGTGTTGCACGACCATCGCCTTCATAATCACAACGAATATAACACTCATAGACATCAACTTCCTGTGTTGCATAATCATTGGTATTATAACCAATGCCATTTTCAATATCTCTGTGTCTAGCTGTTGTCTCTGCATTATAAACTTGTGTGTTCTGTGTTGGCAATGCCTCAACTAAATCGGCATCATAACCAAGTTCAATCAACTCACCCCTAGTTTTAGTAGTTCGGTGTGCGCAAAAATTTGCTTCGTCAATAGTCTTTGCTCTGCTTTCAATTATAAATTCTTCTGGAGGTATGCCCTCAACACAACATTTACCTTTAGTATAAACTCTATGAATAACAACATCATGTAATTTTGGCTTATCCATTTCAATTGGAGCTTCGCCTTGTGGCATTTCTTCCATAGGAGGCATTTCTAGAGGCATTTCACCCATAGGAGGCTGTTCCATTGGAGGTTGCATATCTTGTGCCATAGGGTTCTCTGGTGAGCCATAACCACCAGTAGGATTGGGGTCATCGTATTCAGTATGCTCTATAACATCAACACCATCATCTTCGATTAATAATGTAAATTCATCTTCTGATAATCCTTCGTATTCTTCTCGTTCTACTTTGTCAGAGTTGTAATAAAATACTTTAAGAACACCATTCTTTTCAATCAGCGCATCTTTTATAAAATTGTGTAAAATTAACCACCCATTATTCTTTTTAAAGAAAACATGGTTTAAATAACTTGTTGCCTGTTCAGAAATATCTACGTCATCTGCACCAACCGGTTCACATCGCCATAACTCATTACTAGATGTAAAAATACGCATAAGATTAGCCATTAAAGGTTCAACAGCATCTTGCACATCAGAAGATACTACTTGTGATCTACCCTCAATCTCATTACCCATTTTTTCAGATAGGTAATACTCTAGAGATTTCTCTCTTTGTTTGGATAAATTGCCACCATCCATACCTTGTGCATTACTTATGTGCTGACCAAGTAAGCCTTTTAATTCTGCTTCGGTTATTTTCTTTTTTCTTCTAGCCATTATGCTTTTTTAACCTTTTTATTAGGAAAACCTTTTTTCATATTAGCATAAGCTTCATCACTTATTGTGCTTTTAGATTTTGGTCTACTGGTGTTATTTTTTTTACGTTTGTTAATATTTTTGTAGAGGCTCATTATTTTTTACCCTTCTTACCTTTTTTGGTTTTTTTATTTTTAGTTTTTGTCTTTTTATCTTCGTGGTAACTCATACTAATCCTGTGTTTAATAATTCTAGTGGTTTATCCCAATTTGTTATTGTTGCACCACCAATAGCCATGCCATAACGTAAAGCATCTGCGCAATGACTTGCGTTGTCATGTTTTGGTCTATTTCGATAAATTCTGTGCCTTGAATCATATACTTTGGTATATGCTTTTAAATGCTGTATTCCGACTGAACATTTGTTCTCATCAAACCAAAAATTATCAAAATTATGTCTTACAGCTTCAATTCCGTCATTTAATGGTAATTTTGGAGCAATTTCTATGTTGCCAATCCCTAATCCTTCTAAAATCTCTAACCTAGAAACCCCTGTACCCAATTCACGCACCTTAATATCGTGCGGTACTATTATTCTTGAATAATTATAGCCTTTTTCTTCTAAAAATTGTGCTAGATATTGCAAACCCTCGCCACTAAATTCTGAATAGTCAATAAATCTATATTCGTGCTTATGTCTTTGCACAAACCACATTGAAGTCATGTCATTCATACCTAAATCGATATAAACTTCGGTTTCTAAATCATAATCTTCTTCGTGTTTGCCAATACGACCTTCATCATAAGCAACTTGCATTAATTTTCCCCAATAGCTACCAGAAATATTGGCACTAAAGCTAACTTCAAATTCCTGCTCGTAGGCATCGACACCCATGATCTTTTTAGCTTGATCTAATTCATCTTGTGGCACTACCTTAGTTTCACTAACCGGTAAACTTACAGCATACCAACCTTCGGTTTTTTTTGCATACTCGTATATTTCATAAAAGTAGTTTTGCAACATGGGAGTACCAATAAACACGCACCAAGTCTTTTCGCCATTCATACCATTTCGGTCAACAAGTGCAGGTCTAATTATTTGGTTAAATAGTTCGGCAGTTAACATCTGGGTTTCATCCATCACACAGGCATCAAAATATCTACCTCTAAGCTTTTGACCTCCGTCATTTGCTCCCACTAACTGTAACCTAGACCCATTTGGAAAATCCACTCTAAGCTCTGCCTCGTTATAATTTGTATCTGGCAACTTTTCAGTAAAAGTTTTTACATAATCCCATGCAACTGACTTAGCCATAGTTATAGTCGGTGCTATATAAACCCCCCTATAATTCTTTTTCTTTGTCCGTAACGCATCTTTAATAAGGTGCATTATCGTCATCATACTCTTGCCTAGTCTCCGGTGAGCCACAATTACACTAAACCTATGTTTATCTATCTGTTCGTGTAGATGCTTTTGTACATCGCGAGGCTTGTACGGAATTACTACTGTTGGCAT